TCCGTCAGTACCAACTCTCTGTACAGAACCTTGGAGATCAGCTTGGTTTCCAACTCTCCGGTGAAGAGATCCAATACATCGCAGGAGTCAATACACGCAACGGTGTAGATCTCAACGATCCTGCACAGATGTATATGTTCCGGCGATATGTGCAGTCTCTCCCTGGCCTGCGGTTCACAGAGGGCAAGATCACAGGTACTGAAGGCGATTATGCTCAGATGGCCCGCAGAGAGTATTACGTTGGCATGCCACAAGATCGACTTCGTCAGCTAGCCATCGATACAGAACTCGGTTACATCAATGAAAAGACTGCTCGTGACATCATGATGCAGCAGGCAATCTCCTGGTATCCACATCTTGCTGAACGTCTCCTGTCCGGTGAGACAATGAAGGACATGTTTAACGGCCATGTCAACACTGTAGCTGAGGAACTTGAACTAGATCCCGAGTCCATCAACATGATCGATGATAAGTGGAAGTGGATGATTAACGGGGCATGGGATCAGCAATCCAACTCTTGGCGTCCATATACAATTGGGGAAGCTCGTGCTTACGCCCGTAAGGATGATCGGTTCTGGACGACAACTAACGGTCGAGCTATGGATGCTGAGCTAACCAACTCGATCCTGAAGCAGTTTGGCAAGGTAGCCTAATGGCTGTACCGCCCATCCTAGAAGATACTCTGCGTCGATATGGCCTGATCTCTCTATTGGATTGGGCAGCTGAAGCCATCATCAATTCGTGGTCACCAGATCAAATCGTCCTAGAGATGTATAAGCGGCCTGAATTCAAGTCCCGCTTCCCTGCCATCTTTGAACTCCAAGCAGCAAATCAACCAGCTATTAGTGTAGAGGAATATCTATCATATGAAAAGACAGCAGCTTCTCTTGCTGCAATGTGGGGAACGGAACTGTCCAAGGAAGAGACAGATAAGCTGATTGCCAATCTTGTCTCTCCTGTGGAACTCCAAGCACGCTTTGATCTTGGTGCTGAAGCTGTCTACGAATCCGATGATGAGACGATCTCTGAACTGGCTCGTATGTCTGGTGCAGACATTTCCGACGGCCGGCTCATCAAGTTCTTCATGGATCCCAAGAAGGAACTCGGGGCACTTCAGTCCGAATTCCGACAGGCACAGATTGCTGGTGTGGCGCTACGTACAGGCTGGGGACGCCTTACCCAAGAGCAAGCACAACGTCTACGTGAAACCGGCATGGACCGTGAATCTGCTGGAACGGCCTTCTCCACTCTTGCTGCTATGGGCGAGGTATTCTCTCCATTCTCAGCCAACGAATCTCTCATTAGTCAGGAACGACAGGTAGAATTCCTTGCTGGTGATGTAGAAGCTGCTCGTGAGATAGAGGCTCGTGTAGCTAAACGAAAGGCCGAGTTTGAAGGGACAGGTGGTTTCGCAGCTGGTCAACAGGGATTCGCTACGGGTACCGCTGAGTAGTTGCGTGATGAGACTGACCCTGTCATACTTCCCACCAGTCAGGCCGACCCATTGGGAGAGCCAGACCAACCACTATCCTTTCCACCCCTAGCCTCCGTATGGGGTGAGTATCCAACCGGAGAGTAGGCATGGCAGATAACGATGGTCAGCAGCAAGGGGATCAAGGCGAAGAGAAGCCTCATGATCTCAGACGACAACTCGAAGAAGAGAAGGCTCGTAACAAAGAGTTAGCGTCTAAGAACAAGGCGTTTGAGCAGGATGAGCAGCTTCGGGAAGCAGGACTTAGCCATCTGACCAAGAAGCAGCGCCGGTCGGTGTTGCGGGATCTTGCAGATGATGGTGTGGACTTCACCCCGGAAGCTGCTCTAGAGGCAGCCAAGGAACTTGGTTACTCGCTTGAAGGAACGCCTCCGCCGAAGGAACAAGGCCAGCAGGGACAGCAGTCCCAGCAGGGTAATGGTCAGCAGTCCCAAGGCGATGAGGGTGACGATGCCGAAGATGCCCTGTCAGCACTAGGACTCATGGAGAGAGCTAAGCGAGCAGCTGCAAGCAACCAAGTGAATCCTGACTTCATCAAGGAAATGGAAGCCATTGCTGCAAAGCATCCCAAGGATTCACGAGCGGCTAAGCAGGAACTCACAGATCTCATCCGTAGTAAGGGTCCACGGCATGGGATCATCCATGAGTGGGATGTGCCCTGATCTTCCACTTCTGCCTCCTATCCCATCTTCTAACGGAGGTTAGCTTCAGTGGGTGATGTATTCACCACAGCAACTACGCTGGCTAACCAGGTCACAACTGCCTACGAGCAGTATGCTTACTACGCACTTCGAGATGAGCTTTACTTCGATGCGTGTGCGAGCATCAAGCCCGTAGCACAGTCACATCCTGGTTCTACTGTGCAGTTCAACATCTATACCGACCTGGCTCCCAAGGTTTCGGTGCTGTCAGAAACAGCAGATGTTGATGCTGTCGCAGTGTCTGATTCGGTCGTGACCGTTGCTCTCAATGAGTACGGTAACGCTGCAATCACCACTGCTCGTGTCCGTGGACTGTCGTTCTTGATGGTGTCCGAAGATGTGGCCAACGTGGTTGGCTATAACGGCGGCATCAGCTTCGACTCACTGGCTCGAAACGTCCTCGTGGCAGGCTCCAACGTCTACTTCGGTAACGGTGGTGCTGGTCCTCGATCCGCCCTCAACTCCACCAACTTGCTGAAGGCAGCAGATGTCAGACGACGGGTGGCAAACCTCTCGTCCGACAATGTGCAGCGAGTGATGAACGGCTACTACAAGGGGTTCTTCGCCCCGGAAGTGGAAGTCGATCTCCGAGAGGAAACAGGTGCCGCTGCATGGCGGGATCCGCATACCTACTCGCAGCCGGAGCAGATCTGGAACGGTGAGACCGGTGCGTTTGAGGGTGTGTCGTGGATCGTCTCGCCACGCCTCTCGGCAGCCAACCTCGCTACCGCCCAGGGTGGCCCCGGTGGCTTCGTTGATGGTGGTGCAACGGGTGGTGCAACCGGCAACTTCGATGTGTTCCCGGTTCTCATCCTCGGCAATCAGGCACTCGCCAAGACGTGGAGCACTCTCGTCAGTGGCCCGATGCCCAACACGGTGCTCGGTGAAGTTACCGACAAGCTGCGCCGGTTCGTCCCTGTGGGATGGTACTGGCTCGGTGGGTTCGGTCGCTTCCGTGAGCAGGCCATTCGGCGCATTGAGGTCACGTCCAGCATGGTGAAGTAAGACAGCTACTTTACCATCACAACCGTCAGCATGGAGTCCGTGAGGGCCAGGGTCTCAATGGCTCTGGCCCTCATTTCATGTAGGAGCACACATGCCGAGTATGGAAGTGTTACAGGGTGTAGCCAGAGATCGTTACAAGCAGGACCTTGCTGGGGCATTCCGACGTGGTGCCTTACTACAAGGTATAGATCTCAAAGGCAACACAGAGATCAATGGGATGGCTACAGCAGCATTTGGACCTGGTACTGGCGCCAACATTCAGTCAACTGAGTGGCACCCCCAACTCATGCACAACCAGATCCTCTTTGCTCTTGCAAGCTGGCCGGCACCCTAATGGCTACGTTCGAGCCACCCACAGCAGAAGGCCCTCAGCATCTTTCCCGTTATGGGGATAACCCTGCTGACAAACTCTTCCGCCATTTCTCTGGCCAAGAGACAGGCGAGACTGTATGGCGTGACCCTGACAGCAACTACCATCAGAGTCAATATCCATATCAGGGTGGAGCAGAGTACCGCACATATAATGATGACGATGTAACGATCACTCTCGATCCACCGAATGATTCCCTCGCCACTGCATTGGAAGTCTATCCTGGTGGTGCGATCTCACAGATCTCAGAGTCCCAACGTACAGATCTCATAGCAGCTGGGTTTGGCGCTGGGATCAACAACGGTCCGGTGTTCATCGACAAGTGGACAACTGAAGATGTTGCTAAGCTAAATCGTCATGTTATGTCGGTTGCCGACCCTAACATTCCTCGTGATCCCACGGTTGTTGATGGTAAGGCAGAGTTTCGTCTAGACGGTAATCTCGGTCAGGGTAACCGTCGTGACTTCTACACGCACTCTGACTTTGAGGGCACAGATGTAGTAGCGGAGACCATCCTGGATCCACTTGCATATGGTGCAGACATCGGTGATACCCCTACCAGTGATGTTCTGCCTCAGCTTGGCCTGTGTCTCCGTTATCAGAACAACGGCTCCACTCACACAGCCATCACGATCAATAACAACATCTTCTTTGTTGTGCCTTTCATCAATGTTGGTGTGTGGAAGGCCAACGTTGATGGTACCGGCTTCCTGGCTCGTACAGTCTCCACAGTTCTTGCCCGTGATTTCCCGATGGGGGTTGAAGTAGATCTTTCTGGCAATACGATCTCCGTCCGTTCGTTCGATATCACCCAGCCTCGCCCTCCGTATACGGATCCGAACTACGCCTTGATTGTAGATCTCGATTCGTTCGGAGATATAGGTGCTATTCCTACGCCTGTCGGCCAAGGTTACGGTGGTCTGCTTGTTGCGCATCTAGGAGCCGACTCCAACTGTGCAGGCCGATTCCGTAAGACAATATGGAGACGACGCTGATGTCCCATCCAGCATGCTGTAAAGATCCCGATAACTGTACTCTCACGTACCGGGAACATCTACTCAACTTCGGCCTCTCCGCAACTGCTATCCCGACCAGAGCAGTTACTAGAACCAAGTCAGAAGTACCTGGCGTCACGATCCCCGATGAGCCAACAACTCAGACCATCATCAGGGAGAAGAGATGGGAGCGGGACATTCCTGCATACAAACGATTGCGTGCGGAGGGGTTGGAGCCTCGGGCGGTCAACGGTGCCGCCGCTCGGGAGCGCACAGCCGAGACAGAGTACGATGCCACCCAACGGCCTATGACAATCGACTACAACGATCCTAAGTAGGAGGATCTGATGCCGTACAACAAGAAGCACTCACCTTCTTACGACAAGTCCAAGACAAACAAGATGTCAGCGGGCCTGAAGTCCAAGGGTTCCAACTCCCCCACCGGTTCCAACGATGGCAAGTCTGGTCCTCCTGATGGTGGTGTGATCCTAACCGAGAACCTCATCAACAGTCGTGAGCAAGGTACAGGACGTAAGCGAGTCGTGCAGGAACCTGGTGGTTCGCATGGTGGTGCATCGGATTACTGATGACACTGTTCGCTGATTTGATCGAAGAGACCCGACATCATCTACTTACGGGTCAATCAGACCGACTCAATCAGCTGCTGTCTGGCGTCTCCGCTGGTGCTACTACTCTCCAAATGAAGCACCCTGCTGACGGTATCAGAGAGGGAACGACTCTCGGTATCGAGCTAGAGGAATACTACGTTCTAGCTGCTTCGGGTACTACCATTACCGTCATCCCTGGCTACAATGGTAGTACCTCAGCAGCCCATGATGCTGATGATGTAGTTAGAGTCAAACCTCACTTCTCTGATTACCGTATTTCCAAGTACGTGAACCGTGCGTTGGAAGACCTATCGGCTGATGGTTTGTTCCGCATCAAGCAGGTGGAATTCACATACAACCCTGCACAAGCCGCATACAACATCAAC